ATCAGTGGTCCAATGATAGGAATCCTGATACCCTTTGCCATCTTAGAGATGGCTCGCATGTCCTTCACCATCGCAGGGTTCATCTTGATACCCATGCGAGTAACTGATCTTCCTAGTCCACGACGGAAGATACCACCTTTGGCAGCACCCTTACCAGATAAAGAATCAGCACCTGGTCTAACCTGAATCTGTCCTTTTTTGATTGCCCTATCAACTGCTGCCTGTGCTTGGGCAGGAGATTTCCCATTCTTTAAAGCATTTTCATATATTTTTTTCGCACCTGGTCCATAGTTACGTTGAATAGATCTAACACGCGCATTCTTTGCTTTCTGTGCTGCTGTTGGTTTTACCTTTGCATTTCCAGGTTTATTAGCATCAACATCATCATTCTTTCCTAACTCTTGGTTGCCCAGAGTCATCAACAACCCACCAACAATCAAAGATGCATTCAGAAAGTCTACAAACTTAGACCCAATATTATCTAACGTGGCAGATACATCCTCACCTAGATTCGTGTCCTTCCAATCATCAAATCCATCAACCAGTTTATATCCTTCATTGACAAGTGTTGCAAGAAAATCAACAGTTCCAATAAAGATATCTGTAATAACTTCCATCGTGGCAGCAATTCCCTTAATGATTGCTGCGAAGGCTTTTGGATTATCAATTGCCCACATGCCAATTTTGGCAATAATAATCTTACCAACAGCATCGAGAATCCTATCAAAGATACTCTTAACTGGTGCGAGTGCTCTTGATGCAACTCCTTTTACCAATCCTTTGGCAAAGTTTTCTTTCTTTTCTTCCTTTTCCTTTCTCTTTTCGTCTTGTTTTGTGTTTAGATATGATTTAAAAGATTCTCTCCTCTTCTGATTCCCCTTTCTAATGAAGTTAGTTATTAGACTAATTTTATTCTCAGCACTCTCTACATTTGTTGCTCCTTTCTTTACATTACCAATCTTTGGTGCGGAGAAAAAACTACTTCTATCTAATGTGGGTGCAGCAAATGATGCCTTTTGTTTTGCCTGACCATAAAATTGACTAAGACTGGGACGCTTAGATTGAACCAGAGCACCACCTTTCTGCTTCCCACTTCTACTAGGCAACATTCTGCTAGCGTTTAATGCTCCTCCAATAAGTCCTACCATCATGCACCACCCAGATTATACATCGCTCTCATTACGAGATGTCCAATGTTTAATGGATCAATGCTACCAAGAGTTGGTACATCTGATCTGGCACCTTTCTTAGGACCTTGACCACCAGTAGGAATGGGAACGATACTCTGAGATCCTGGTGATGCTCTACCACCCCTAGATGGTGGAGTGATAGCACCAGAAGATATCCTAGGAGCTCCTGATTGTGCTGGTTGTAGTGCTGCTAACCTAGATGAGTTATCGGGACTTGCAGTTCTATCAACAGATGCAATCTCAGAAGCATCACCCCCACCTCCACCTAATGCAATCTTAATAGACTTTGGATTGATTGCCTGATATGTTTTTAAGAATTCTTGTTCTGCCTTTGTTCCTGCCTTACCACCAAGTTCAACACCAATACAACCAAGAGTTCCGTTACTTCCAATATCACTATGCAACATTAATCCACTACGACTACCAATAGATCCACTACCGTTTGCAATATATGTACTCCAATCACCAATACCAGCCAGTCCAGGATAAGGACCATGCTTCTCAAATCCAACTAATTTATAACTACCATCAGGAATAGGAGCTTGTGGAGTGGTAGATCTGGCATTCTGTGGTATGTTCATGCCAGCATAGGTGCCACTAATGACACCATAAGTCTTACCGACTTGCTTACCACTAGCATCTGTCATTTTCAACGTTCCTTCAACAGAGTTTCCAGTTCCCTTTACATCTATCTTACCACCACCAGCAGCGTATGTTGTGCCACCCATCTTTCTAGGTATATTTGTTCCACCACCAGCAGCGTTCATCGATTCAAGAGTATCAGTTCCATACTTCTGCACTGCACCCTTACTCATAATAAATTCACCCGGTGTCAACATGGCAGGAACAACATCAGTTCCTTGTGCCATGCCACCACCAGAGAACATATTCAATCCACGTTGGCGAATCTGTTCGTCAAGTAATTGTGATGAAGGAGGTGTTTGACCAGTGTTTTTAGTTTCTGTTGGAGTGACTACCGATTTATCATCCTTTTTATTTTGTTCTTCGCGTTCATTCTTGTTTTGCTGTGATGCCATATATGCACCGCCAGCAACAGCAGCGGTGGTTAAAACAGCTGCTGTTGCAAGAGGATTAGCTTTCACTAAACCAAGAGCACCTTTACCAAGTCTAAGAGCACCCTTTGCTGCTTTCGCTGCTAGTTTTGCAGTAATTTTTCCTAGACCGATAGCAAGTTTTAATAGTGATCCAATTAGTCTAGCACCAGTTCCAATAAGAAGTTTCGCTAAACCACCAAGACCCGTTCCAAATAAGAGAAATCCAGCAACAATAGCAGGCCAGAAATCCTTAATAAACCTACCGATTGAATCGATCTTCTCTTTGTTTTCTGGATCTGTAAACCAATCAATCAGTTTGATCAGTGCTTTTGCAGCAAGAATCTTAAACAGTCCACTAATAATCTTATTGAAAAGATCATTAACAGGTGCCAGGGCCCGTGTGATTGGTGTCAGTAAGAATTTCTTTGCCGATTCAAGTTTGTTTTCTTTCTTACTTCTCTTTTCCTTTTCCTTATCCTTTCGTTCTCTCTCCCCTTGCTTCTCTTCAATCTCAGTTTGAGTGCGAATCTCATCAAGAAGATCATCTAACTTCTGATCTATTCCATCAATATCTGCATCCTCAATCATGTCAAGAGGAGGTGCAGCCTCTTGTTGTTTAGCAGGAGCTAATGCTAATTTTGGAGTGAGTGGTGTTGCTGATTTTGATGCAGAAACTTCTACTTTAACTTTATTGACTTTGATTACAAACTTCTCGAAGTCTATCTTACTTCTTCTGTATGCTTTTACACCTTCTTTTCTTTCATCCGGTGATAGATTCTCACCTCCTATCCTACCATCAGAGATAAGTTCCTGGTAAATTTTGTCATATCTATCTTTGCCAAATAGTTTGGCGGGGACAATCTTATTACCAGTTCCTCCTGATGGTGGTAGACTAAGCATTACGTTGTTTCTCTTGCTCTAACTTTTGCTCTTCAACATGCTGTTTTAAAAGTTCAACGTATACATCCCGTTCCCAGGGCATCATATTTTCAATCTCTGTCAAGCTATATTTATGATGCTGCATGAGGGCAAAATTAATTCTAAAATATGCCTCCAAATTCATGTGGGAAAGGGCTACGCGAAAAAACTAGATAATCCCTCCAATAAAACTTCACTAGACTTCTTAGTCTTAGGATTCTTTACCTTAACAGTGTGTGATAACTTAGGCATGGTAGAGAAAAACTTCTCAATGTCCTGAAACTGTTTGGTATTCAGTTGATCAACAAATTCTTTGATCTCTTTCTTGCTACAATCAGCAGCAGGCCATGCCTCCTCTTCATTGTAAATGGTTTCAATACAAGAACCAATCAGATCAAATGTTTTCTCAACATTAGAAGAATTCTCATCAAAGTCAAAGTTGTCTGTAATAAACTCTTCAAGAGAAGGGTACTTCAATCTCAATGCAAGTCCATCTCCAAGATCTACATCCCTATTGTGATCATCATCTTTGATAACTTTAATGTCATCAATATTAATAGTGACATCAATCTCTGTTACACCATCGTCTGGTGCAATAATTTTTAATTCAATCTCTTCACCAACAGACTTACCACGAATGTTAAGGAAAAGGTATTCGATATCAAATGTGGGTAGAGATTCTACTTTAATCTCTCCACGAATACATGACTTGATAACTTCTTTGATTGCTTTGGTGATCTGTTTTTGATCTTGACTCTCCATAGCCAAGACTAGAAGTTTTTCTTCTTTTACAAGGAAAGGTCTATATTCAATACTGTCCCCAGAAGAGGGTAGTTCAAGATCATAATATGGTGTCGCAATCTTTGGTAATGGCATAATGTCTTATACAATTCAGTGTGATTATTTAGAGGACATTTCTCTGAATGATGTTAGCAGAAGTATTTGCAAAGTATCTATCGAATGTAAAGGTGACACTACATTTTAACAAATCGCTTCCATCATATGAGACTGGAATGGAACTGATGCTGAGTGGAAATGCATTAACAAAACTATAAAGCATATCATTTTTGGTTCTATCATAATCTTTATCAAACTTGTGCAAATCAATCCTACACTTATATCCACCCATTTCTTTTGGATATCTAAATCTATAAAATGCAGAGTCAGATTCTGCACCTGCATTTGTTTGAACAGAATATGAATCACCTGTGCTAGAAATATAGTCCATCCATGTTTCAAAGAATTTTAGAGTTTGATACCTCGCATCAACATAAAAATCAAGAGTTAGATCATCAAAGTCTCTACGATATGCAAACTTTTGATTGATGCCATAGTAATCCTGCAAGTTCTCAGTGGTTGAGAAACTAGAACCAGGAAGAGATGTAGAATTACACAAGAAACTAAGATCATCATAGAACCTACCACCCTGAGGATTAAAATTCTTAGTGAATGGTAGAACTCCTACCTGTAACACGGCACGAAACTGACTGGTTTGCGCAAGGTGTCCAAACCGCCTAAGAAAGTCACTTGTGCTTAGATTTCTAAACGGAACTGCACCTGACATCTAAATACCTTAGTCTTTATATACTATGTATGAGCTATAAGGGTAAATTTAAACCAAGTAATTACTTGAAATATAAAGGTGACCCTACTAAGATTATTTATCGTTCCCTATGGGAATTAAAATTCATGAATTGGTGCGATAGAAACAGCAATATACTCGAATGGGGGAGTGAAGAAATTGCAATTCCATACATTAGTCCTCTTGATCGTAGGGTTCATCGCTATTTTCCCGACTTTTATGTCAGAACAAGAACCAGAAACGGAGGGATTAAGAGGTACGTTATCGAAGTTAAACCGCTTAAACAGACTGTACCGCCCAAGAAGAGGTCGAAAAGATATCTTAATGAGATGAAAACATATGCTGTCAATGAAGCAAAATGGAAGGCAGCACAAGAATTTTGTGATGATCGTAAGTATGAATTTAAGATCATTACAGAAAAAGAACTAGGTTTATGAACCGTCTTGCCAAGTTACAAAAAAAATTAATTGGATCAGGTGTTGGTACTGAGAGTCCAGATGATATGATGCTAAAAATTATGGAGGCTCTTGGTGATATAGAGTATGCTCCTGATAGTGTTGGTGCATTTTATACTTTCGTATATCAAGCAAAGACACCTGAGTTGTTATATGATGAACATCCTCTGGTAGAAATCGTTGAAATTACCCGATGGGGATTCAAAGGGTTTAATTATCACTGGAATATGGTAAGAAATTATACATTTCCTGAGATTATTGGTCCAATGTATAGGGTTAATGCAGAAGAATTATCAACACTCCGCACCCTTCCATATAAAAAGTTTCGCGTTCGTGGATAAATAACTAAAAAGATTGTTGTGGCAAAGAAAAGTTCCAAGTTAAACATCAATGGGAAATCAGTAACTGTTGAGAC